CAGGATGCGCGCCAGGCGAATACCCATTGGACATCGGATATAAACATCATGAGACGATCGAAACACAATTTATCATTTACCAACCTCATGACGGGCGATATGGGCCGTCTATACCCAGTGGGTTGTGTAGAAGTACTAGCCGGGGACTCATTCCAACACCGAACGAATGTTCTCCTTCGTTCAATCCCCCTCCTGGCTCCTGTTATGCACTCGGTAACAATCGGGATCAATCACTTCTTCGTACCTAACCGTATCGTCTGGCCAAAAGAAGGCGGACAAACACCAGGCGACAACTGGGAAGATTTCATCACCGGCGGAAACGACGGAAACAATGCAGCTGTAATCCCATCAATCACCCAGGGAGCAGACCCACTATCAGACAATCCATTACTCGAGTACTTCGGAATACCTCCGATACCAAATATGGAAATTAACTCACTCGCAATAAGGAGTTTTAACAAAATATATAATGAGTTCTACAGGGACCAGGACCTGGTCACCGAACGCGACGAACACGACACAACAATTCCATTCGTCGCATGGAATAGGGACTATTTCACAGCCGCCCGCCCATTTACACAGCGCGGGGACGATGTTAGCGTCCCAATCGGCGGATCAGCACCCGTACTCGGAATAGGAATCAGAGACTCATCACAAGGAGCAGTAGGAGTTCTCGATCTCAAACAAACTGGCGGAATCAACGAAACTATACAAGGCTGGCAGGACGGCGGAGGCGCCGGTTCTGCAGAAGCAATATTAGCCATAGAAGAAGACCCAGACAATGCAACCTTCCCCGGCGTATTCGCCGACCTATCATCCGCCACTGGCGGAACAGTCAACGAATTCAGACTTGCATTCGCACTCCAAAGATACAAAGAAGCTCGGGCCAGATATGGGGCCAGGTACACGGAATATTTACGCTACCTGGGAATTCGCTCAAGCGATTCACGGCTTCAGAGGCCGGAATTTTTATCCGGCTCTCGTCAAACAATCGCGTTCAGCGAAATACTACAAACCTCAGCCGACGATTCCGGCCAGGAAGAATCATTCGTCGGTGACTTAAAAGGTCACGGCATTGCCGCACTACGTGGTAATAAATACCGTCGCTTCTTCGAAGAACACGGCCACGTTATAACTCTCATGTTCATCCGCCCGAAATCGATTTATCAAAATATGCTCGAACGGAAATGGTCCAGAACCGATAAAGAATCGTACTTTCAAGTCGAGTTGCAACAGATCGGGCAGCAGCAGCTGCTCAGAAAAGAAATTTTCGCAGAAACCGGCGCCGGTGGCGAAACCGTTTTCGGTTTTACCGATAGGTACCTAGAATATAAACAAGAACAATCCTACGTCTGCGGTGAATACCGGACAGACAATCCAACCTCACTAGATTTCTGGCACTACGCCAGGAATCTAGAAACACCACCAGCTCTAAATGCAGATTTCATAAACTGCATACCAACAAAACGGGTCTACCCCGTTCAAACCGGGCACGTTGTAAACTGCTCCGTTCAACACTCATTAGTCGCTCGTCGACTAGTAACAAAAGGCAGCGCCTCACGGATAATTTAAATGCATAAAGGATCAAAAGAAATTTCATGTGTATTGGGCGCGACGATCATAATAAGATCGTCAGGTCCCTTTTGTGCCTACGGGATCGAGGGGAAAAAACGCTCACTAATCCTCGGTCCTGTAAGCGCAAATTCACGTGTCCTCCGTTACAAATTACCTGCGGATATCGACAAGGTATATATCAAAACAGAAAAATCCACGGAATGGACACTCGACTGGTCATCCTTCACCAGATCGGAATCACTCGACATAACCCCGGTAGAATTACCTATCGGGTATCAAAAACCAGAATCGTTAGCAGAACAAATGCGCCGATTCATAAAAACGGAAGTATCCAACCAGGCAGCCCAGGATAACCTGGGCACCTTCACAGAAGAAGATGATTTCGAGCTAGACGAAGAAATCCTCACACCATACGAACTAACAGACATGGAAGAAACGGAAGAACCATGGGACGAGACATACGACCAAAGTCCTATATCTTCCACTGCTAAAAACGGGGATCCTAGCGAAGCGTTAATCCCCGATCCGCAGGATGCAGAAAAGAGCGAAGCGAAAAAAGCGGTAGACAACGAAGCCTGAAATCCTTACCCTAGCTTGTCAAGGGTAAGAACGGGTGACACCTCACCCATTAAGAAACAAGAAAAAAGGTACTTTTCCCCTTGAAATGTAGATATCCAACGACCGTTCGTCGGAAAAATCCAGAAAAGATACCTGTTATATATCGCTGTGGAACTTGCATGCCATGTCTAATCACAAGAAGTCAAATATGGACCGGGCGGATTCTCATGGAAGCGAAAATGCACGAACAATCCGCATTCATTACCTTGACCTATGCCGACGAGTTCCTACCACCTGGCGGCCACCTAAACAAAAGACACTATCAGCTATTTCTCAAGCGATTAAGAAAATATATCACCCCCAGGACCATAAGACACTTATCCGTAGGGGAATACGGTACCAAATTCGGCAGGCCACACTATCACGCCGTACTTTTTGGTATTGGTTCAGAAGAACTCATCGACATACTACCGCATGTGTGGAAGCTAGGCTCAGTAGAGCCCAACCGCTTCAAACCCTTCGGGGATTTGAACACGAAAAATGCGAGATACATTGCTCGATACACGACAAAGAAAATACACTCAACCAAATTAAACGGGCGACCGAAGGAATGGCAGACACAGAGCATAATGCCAGCTATCGGGGACTCATACGCAGTAGAAGTGGCGCGTATTTGGAAAGGATCGGGACTGGTTCCCGATCATATATTACAAAAGGTGCCCGCGAGTTTGAGCGAGTATGTATCAGGAATCAGAGGCACCTACACAAACTTCCAATCTAACACAATAAGAATCGGCGGCAAAAAATACCCAACAGCCCCCAGGTTCAACGAAATAATACTCAAGTACCTGGGCGCCGAAGAAAGACAAATAACATACGAAAGTATGCTAGGAAACGCCCGCATAGATGCGGACCAAACAACAATACAGGACCTAAAGGACTCACTAATAATTGCCGAGCGGCAAATGTCCCGGGTTAAATACTCACTATAAATGGCCAGGAGAAAAAAACGTGGCAAAATTACTAGGATATCTCCTGATCGCCCTATGCCTTATCGCTTTAGCGAATATAGCCTCCGCCACGGAGTATGGGCAAAATCAACCCTTATCAAACGCCACAGACCCTTCCTAACAGACCAACCGGCACTATACGTAAGAACACCACCAGATAAAAAAACTCCGCCCAGGGCCCCCCTGGCGGTCAAAGAAACACCCTTAAAGCTGTACCGTGGCTTCCAACTCGCGGAGCGAGTAACAAGCTGCGACCTAAAGCGCGAACGACGAAGACGTGCGTACTTTGGTTACCTCAATGCGCCTCGCGCGGGAACAGGAGCAGCAATAAAGAAGCCAAAAAGAAGGGAAAGATTTACGGTTAAATGCTAAGTACGACTAAAGTCCTATAGACAAAAATTCGGTAGCTCATACAATGAGCCATGGGATTAAGATCATTCCTCAAAAAAGTATCAGGCTATGACGCACTCAAAAGAATCGCTGGTTCACCCAAGCGGCAACGAGAAAGACAATACGCCAGAGAAGACACCGCAATACAAAGAAAGGTCGCAGATGCTAAAGCAGCTGGCGTCCATCCTCTATACGCTCTTGGAGCTTCAACAACTAGTGGGTTCCCGACCCAATCACCCGGGTCGGCAGCTGGACAAGCAATCGAACAAATTACTCGAGCGATTCCGCGAAGCGCAAAAGACCCAGGATTATCACTGGTAGATCACGCAAATATAAGAATGCTCGACGCCCGTACTAAGGGCGAAAATCTAGATCAAACACTTCAAATACTGGCCTGGTCCGAGAGGGCCAGGGCAACTCAAGAATCAAACGTCCGCCAGGACATAGGAACACTCGAACCAACACCAGTCCGTAAGGACCCAAAAGAAGATTCATTCGTCGGCCCGCCCAGGCCGCGATTAACCCTACTCGAAGACGGGACCATAATAAAAATGGACCCAAAAACATCAACCGGCCAGGAACTCGAAGACACCCATGGAGAAGTCATGGGTAATGTATACGGAGTCTATAACGAGATCGTACGAGGTATCCGTGGTACCAAAAACATGTATGACAAAGGCTACGACCAATTCTTCAGAAGTTCAAAATGGCCAGTTAGAAAACGTAAAAAACCCCTCGGCCACGGCCGAGCAAACTATGGAGCAATGCCCTAATGCCTAGAGGTAGAGGATACGCAAGAAGAGGACGCGCCGGAAGGCGCACATTTCGCCGTTCTAGTCGGCGCACTATTACTCGCGGCCGCGGCAGGATGCGCGCCAGGCGAATACCCATTGGACATCGGATATAAACATCATGAGACGATCGAAACACAATTTATCATTTACCAACCTCATGACGGGCGATATGGGCCGTCTATACCCAGTGGGTTGTGTAGAAGTACTAGCCGGG